AAGGTGTTGACTTCAATGCGTAGTTCAGGTACACTGAGAGGGCTAGATGGGAGGAGGCTTAGAGTTGAGTCAGAGCATTCAGCTTTGAATTTTTTATTGCAATCAGCAGGTGCGATAGTAATGAAGAAAGCTCTAGTGCTTTTAGACCAGAAGCTAATTGATCATGGTATATGGTACAAGTTTGTAGCTAATGTACATGATGAATGGCAGATAGAAACTACTAAGGCTGATGCCAATTTAGTAGGAGAACTTGGGAGACTCGCCATCAAAGAAGCTGGTGAGCACTTCCAAATGAATTGTCCGTTAGATGGTGACTTTAAAGTAGGAACCACTTGGGCAGAAACACACTAGAGTTTCCTAGGAAACTTTGCAAACAGGTCTAGTGTACTTTTAAATTGTAAAATTAAGGAATAAAATCCATGCAAACACATAACGTAGTAAAGATTCAAGCAACGGCTTTCTGGTTCTCTTTCTTAGAGAAGAATGAGATGTCAGATAAGTACCAAGTTGATGTTAGTCAACTATCTGAGGAACAAGTAGATCGCTTGGAAGGGTTAGGGATCAGCGTAAAGAACAAGGGTGATGATCGTGGTTACTTCGTAACTGCTAAGTCCTCTAAGTTTGCTCCGCGAGTTGAGGATGCTGATGGTTTCCAAATGACTGATCCTGTAGGTAATGGCAGTAAGGTTACATTCATCATCAAGCCCTACGATTATAACTTCAAGGGTAAGACGGGTGTAGGTGTAGGTTTATCTAAGGCGCGTGTTGACGAGCTAGTAGTATTCTCGAAAGATGATGCTGGCTTTGATGACATTCCGAGCATCTAGATATGCTGCTTCTCATAGACGCTGATATACTTTGTTATCGTATCGGCTTCGCCTGTGAGAATGAAAGTAAGGGAGTTGCTTGTAGGACTATGAGTAACTTTCTTACTGACATTATTGAGGATCTAGTAATGGATTCTGATGACGAGACACATGAGGTTGAACTCTACCTAACAGGTAAAGGTAACTTCCGCTTCGATTACGCTGTTACGGCAGAGTACAAAGGTAATCGTAAGAATAATAAGAAACCTCAACATCTCCCTGCTCTACGTGACCACTTGGTTGCGAAGCATGGGGCGATAGTGACTCAAGGTGAAGAGACAGACGATAGGATAGCTATCAGAGCTACGCAAAATCCAGAGGCGATCATAGTATCCCTTGATAAGGACTTCTACCAGTTGGTGTGTGGTCATTATAACTTTGTCAAGAAAGAATTATTCTATGTGACAGAGAAGGAAGCAGTATACAATTTCTATATGCAGTTCTTAGTAGGTGACTCTGCTGATAACATCAAAGGTGTTAGAGGCATTGGCCCTAAGAAAGCTGAGAAGCTCTTGAAGGATAAGACTGAGTTAGAGATGTATGCAATCTGCGTAGATAAACTAGGAAGCGAAGAGAGGGCTATAGAGAATGGCATCCTCTTACACTTACGAAGGAAGGATGATGAAATATGGCAACCACCAAAACCCGTAACAACGGACGCTGGACAGAAGCTAGACACAAATCCTTTATAGTCTCTGCTTTACGTGGAGCACATAGTAAATGGGGAGTTAAAGCTGATGTTAAGAAATCTGCTAGAGTTGATGTGGGGCGCTACCTATGTGCTTGTTGTGGTGACGTTGGCCCAGCTACTTTGCCTCCCCTTCAAGGGCAGAAGCGGCGAAGAAATAATGCTGCTGTTGATCATATTGATCCTGTTGTTTGTACTAGACGAGGCTACATCGACTGGAACACGTACATAGAACGTATGTTTCTAGAAGAGGACGGCTACCAAGTGTTGTGTTGGAAGTGTCATAGTGCAAAGACTAGAGATGAACGCGAAGAGAGGAAGAAGAAATGAGACATTTAGTTATACCTGATACTCAGATCAAACCTGACGAAGATACTAGCCACATGGAGTGGGCTGGTCACTATGCTGTTAACATGAAGCCTGATGTAATCATACATCTAGGTGATCATTGGGATATGCCTAGCCTAAGTAGTTATGACACTGGTAAAAAGAGCTTTGAAGGAAGACGATATACCAAAGACATAGCCTCTGGCAACGTAGCACTAGAGCAGTTCCTCGCCCCTATACGCAGGGAACAAGAACGCCTAAAGGTAAACAAGAAGAAGCAATGGAATCCTCGTCTTGTATTCCTGATGGGTAATCATGAGTATCGTATTGATCGTGCTGTACAGAATGATGCAAAGCTTGACGGGCTTATTAGTTACAACGACTTTAACCTAGAGGGTTGGGAAGTATATAACTTCTTAGAGCCTGTAGTTATTGATGGTGTATGCTACGCTCACTACTTCACCTCTGGCGTGATGGGTAGACCTGTATCATCAGCAAAACTCTTACTACAAAAGAAGTATATGAGTTGTGTTATGGGTCATGTACAGGATAGGGATATAGCGTATGCCCGTAGAGCTGATGGTAAAAACATGACAGGTTTATTTGCTGGCATCTACTATCAACATGATGAAGAGTACCTTAACCCACAAACTAATGGATCATGGTCTGGTCTATGGGTATTTAATGATGTTAAGGATGGTGGCTTTGACGAGCTTCCAGTATCAATGGAATATTTACGGAGGACTTATGGCTCTAACTTTGGAAGAGTTGAAAGAACGCTTAAAGCAGTTGGATGAAGTCATTCTATTAGAGCTACTTCAATTAGAATCTGAGGACTTAGTAAACAGATTTGAAGAGCTGGTAGAGAAGAACTTCACTGATCTAGAATTACAACTGGAGGATAGGGTCTATGAATAAAATAGAACCAGACCTAGGAGACTTGTTAGGTGCTACATCAGCCAGCATGAGACAAGTAGGTGGTGATCACTATAAGAACCTAGCGATTCAGCCTATGGAATACTCTATGCTTAACAAGCTTAATGCTGCACAACATACAGCTATCAAATACATAACGAGGTATGCTGCTAAAGGAACTCCCTTGGAGGACTTAGCTAAGGCCAAACACTGTATTGATTTACTTGTGCAGTATGAGCTGGAGACAGCTAATGTGGATTAAATTAGAAGATGAATACATAAACTTAGATCAACTGGTCTTTCTTAACCCCGATGCTAAACTGGTTGTGACCAGTGCAGGGAACAGCGTAGCACTTACTGATGCTATGCTAGAAAACCTACTTAAATATATTGAAAAGGACATGAGCAATGCAAGGCCCACAAACAAGACTAAGCCAAGAAGTACACGCAACAAAGTATAGGAGTGAAGGTGAGAGTTTCAAAGAAGCACAGAATAGATTCGCGTCAACCCTTGCAGACAACGAGGAACATTTTTACTCACTGCGATCCATACTGCTTGAGCAGCGATTCATGGGAGGTGGTCGGACACAACTGGCTATTGGCTCACCGAATCAGACTACAGCCTTTAACTGTTTTGTATCCTCGCCTATTCAAGATAGCTTTGACAGCATCATGGATATCGCTAAAGAAGCAGGGCGTACAATGCGTAAAGGCGGTGGTATTGGCTACGATTTCTCTCGCTTGCGCCCTAAAGGTACTCTCATTGCCTCACTAGGTAGTCAAGCCTCTGGCCCGATTAGCTTCATGCGTATCTATGACAGCCTGTGTAAGACAGTGAGTAGTGCAGGACATAGACGCGGTGCTCAGATGGGTGTGTTACGTGTTGACCATCCTGACATTGAAGAGTTTATCCATGCTAAACAGAACTCCACTGAGCTAACTGCCTTTAATATCTCTGTTGGTGTGACGAACAAGTTCATGGAATGTGTACGCGATAAGCAGATGTTTGATCTCACCTTTGAAGGTACTGTACACAAGCAAGTATTCGCCCCTGCTCTATGGGAAATGATCATGCGTAGTACATGGGATTGGGCAGAGCCAGGAATTTTATTTATTGATCGTATCAATGATAGTAATAACTTACATTACTGTGAGACTATAGAAGCTACTAACCCATGTGGCGAACAACCTTTACCATCTAACGGAGCGTGTCTACTAGGCTCTTATAACCTAGTTAAGTACGTGGACTTTGATGATGAAGGTACTAGGAGCTTTAACTTTGCACAGCTTATGCAGGATATCCCTATTGTTACAAGAGCAATGGATAACATTCATGATAATACTGTGTTTCCTTTAGAGGAACAGGCAGCAGAGAGTAAAGCAAAGCGTCGAATGGGCTTAGGCGTTACTGGTTTAGCTAATGCAATTGAAGCTTTAGGGTTCCCGTATGGCAGTGAGAAGTTTGTGGCAGTGGCTGAGGATATCTTTAGAATCCTACGTGATGAAACCTATCGTGCTTCTGTTGCGTTGGCTAAAGAGAAAGGTGCTTTCCCTGCTTACTCTCCTGAGTATCTTAAAGGGGAGTTCATTAAGACTCTGCCTAAGACTGTTCGGGCTGGTATCCGTAAGTATGGAATACGCAATAGCCACCTTCTTAGCTTTGCTCCTACTGGTACTATCTCTCTTACTGCTGATAATGTCAGTGGCGGGATTGAGCCTGTATTTAGCCACAGCTATGATCGTACTATCCAAACAGAGGATGGTCCTATCATTGAAGAAGTCATGGATTATGGGTATCGTACTTGGGGCGTTAAAGGCCGTACTGCTAACGAGTGTACTGCTGACGAGCATCTGGCTGTACTAGCATTATCAACTAGGTATGTAGATAGTGCTGTGAGTAAGACCATTAACTGCTCTCCTGATATGGCATGGGAGGACTTCAAAGCTATCTACATGAATGCTTGGGAGATGGGTTGTAAAGGGTGTACCACGTTTAACTCAGGAGGTAAGCGATATGGTATTCTTAATGTGAAGGAAGTGCCTAAAGAAAAGGAGGCAGAAGCTTGTTACATTAACTTTGAAACTGGGCAGAAGGAATGTAGTTAATTTCCTAGGAAACTCAGGCAAAATAAAAGGGGCTTAATTGCCCCTTCTTTGTGTCTGCTAGTCCTTGAGATGGTCTGGCATACTGTCT